GGTGGTCCTTTCAAACTTCCAGCGCCGATGGGCTGGTGTATCCGCTGAACATGTTCATCACGTCGGTCAATGCGTTCTGTTGCCCAGTCGGAGCCTGCGCCATGTTCTTGACGGTCTGCGACGACTGCTGCAACGCAGCCGCCTGCTCCTTGGCCGCCATCGCCTGGTTGCGGGCGGTGCGGATGGCCGCGACTTCCTTGTCGGCGATGATGAGCGACGGGTCCACGCCAAGCATGTCGGCGTAGATGTCGGCCCACTGGTCGCTGTCGAACTTGTCGAGGATGTCCGGCTTCATCGTGGCGATCTGGCCGAGGTTGCCGACGAAGCGGTCGACCGAGTTCGTGCCGATGGCACGCTGCGCCTGGGCGAGCATGCTGACGAACTCGACGTTCAGGTCCATGCCCTGCAACTCCTCGGGCGCTGGCGGGATGATGCCGCCCTGCAACATGCGCGTGAACGTGATGTCCACCAGCGGGTCGAGCAGTTCGTTGTGCAGGCGCTCGAGCACTGGCCCGAGCATGAGCAACTTCTCCTCGTGGCGCTCGGCGACTTCTGTGGCCGTCATGCGGGTGTTCGGCTGGCCCGCCAGCATCAGGAACATGTCGGCATAGAACGCACCACGAACACGCTCGCGGCAGTCCTGAATGTCGTTGAGCAGGTACTGGAGGTTCAGGTTGACCTCAAACGCCGTCTTGATGCCGGCTGACGCTCCGTCCACGAACGAGATGCCTCCAGGCAGCGTCTCGACGTCGCGGTTCTTCATCGACACGGGCACCTGCAGCGGCGGCTTGGTCTGGTAGTCGATGGCCTGCGCCTTGCGCAACTGCTCGTGCTGTAGCTGCTTGATGTCGCCAAGCGACTCCATGCCCGGGCTGTTGCCGTAGATGTCGCCGCCGGCGGTGGCCCAGCGCGGGACGAGCGCGGGGAATTGTTCAAACCCGCTCTCTCGCAGGAACACGCCGTCCTCGCCGCCGACCTCGAAGTACCACGAGCCCCACGCCATGTTCTTGTTGTCGCGCTTCTTGTGGTCGCGGTCGGATCGCGGCTCGATGGCGTGGATGACCGGAATCCACTGGTCGAGCGTGCCACGGTCGTACATGTTGCGCACGGTCGTGGAGCAGTTCTTGTAGCCGAACTCCTTGACCATCGCGGCGACCGTCATCTCAAACTCGCGGTACAGCGTGTCAACGCGGCCCTGCGCGTCGGTAGCGATGCAAAACTCGCCAGTCGTGACGGGGTAGTGATGGATGACGTTCTTGAAGTCGGGCAGCACGATGCTCGTGGCAGTGCCGAACGCACCGAGCTCTTCGTACATCGTGTGCAGGGCGCGGTAGGTGTTGGACTTCTGGAAGACCAACTGCATGCGGCGCGTCACGTCATCGAGCCACAACTTGACGGGTTGGTAGGAGTTCAGTTCCGGGTCGGCGGTTGCCAAGCGGAACCATTGACGCGCTGGGCTCGTGGCGCCAGCCATCATGCCGGCACCGAGCGTGCGCAGTGCGCGGGTGCCCGTGTTGTCGTAGATGTTGTTGTGGCGGCGCCAGCCCTTGTCTCGGTCCTGGCGGAAGTAGCGCCCGTTGCGTGGTAGCAGGTAGGTGGTGATCTCCTGCCAGTGCGAGAGCCACGACGCACGCTCAGACTTGAGCTGCCCCCATCGCGTGAACAGCTTGTCGCGGGTCGGTGCGCTTGGGTATGACTGTGCGTCGCTGGTGTATTCGCTCATCGTGCGCCTGGTGCGTTAGGGGTGCGTTGACCTTGAACAGCCCGTGGTAGGAATCCGCCCGGTGCGCGTGGATATAGCAAATCGTTCAATGCCTGCCGCTGGTTCTCAAGTGACGATTGCGCAGCGCCCATCAATCGTCCGATGCCCATAAAACCACCGCCCGGGGAACCCATAATTCCTCCGCCCGGTGCGCCCATCAACCGCAATCCGGATAGTGGGTTTCCGTACTTGGCAAAGTCGGCGAAATATGCCTCGCGGTCCTCTGCGCTGAGCTTGACAAGATCCTCGGTCTTCATCAGCGAAAACAACGGACGCTGTTCTGTTTGCGGTTGACTACCAAATAATCCACCACTACCACCGCTTGGCTGCTTGGGAATAGTCAGCCACGGACGGGCTGCATCTGCCGTCCCTTGGTCGCTGGCTGGTGGTCTGATGTTGCCGAACGCAGCCATGTCAGCCTCCGAGGAGTGAACTGCGCCCGAGCGCCAGATCCTGCGGGTTGACGCCGGTCGGTCCGGTCAGCATGGTGCTGGTCGGTCCGCCGCCTGCGCCCTCTGCTGCTCCCGCCATGATTCTGCTCATGTCGGGCTGCCGGCGGTTGGCTGCTGCCATAGCCTGCGCACTGCGGCGCTGTTGCGATGCGGCCTGCGCGGCGGCCTGTTGTTGAGCCTGGCGCTGTTCGCCGAGCGCCTGCTTCTGCGCCTTGTCGGCACGTTCGCCGGCATACATCGAATAACCCAAACCGCCAGCTGCTGCTGCTGCTCCTGCGACAGCCGCGCCAGTCGCTGCTGCTGCTGCTGCCGAAGCACCGAGAGCCGTACCGATTGCCGTGAATAAAGCCATGTCAAATCTCCTTGGAATGCATCCGCTCGGTCAGAGTGTAACCCATGATGCCGAGGATTCTTGCGGCAGGTGTCTCATCTCGCCCATTCATCACCAGATCGCTCATCGCCACGTACTTGAGTCCTCGGCGCTTGGCCTCATTCTCGAACGCCTGCATGAGCCTGATTCCGGCCATCCCACGGTACGCAGGATCGACCCACCAGGCGAGCTCAACCGCGGTCTGGATGTGCGTGGCAAACCACAGCGGCCCGACCATTCCAAGGATGACGCCGATGATTTGCTCGCCGTTGAGCGCAACGAACGAAACTCCACAGTCGATGACCGCGCTTATACCGTTCGCTAGTTGCTCGTCGGTCAGATGGTCGTTGATCGACCTGTACTCGCTGAACTGGATGAATTGCCTGCCCATCGTCAGCAGCGCAGGAACGTCATCGCGTGTCGCTGGTCGGATCATTGCATGCCCTCGTATGGGTCGTAGTCGCCTGGCCGAGTGTCGATGCGGTCGCGCACCTCGCGTGGGAACTGCTTGCCGACGGGGAACGCGAACGTCAGCGCCAGCGCGTCGGCGATGTCCGGGCTCGCACCACCCTGTAGCCGGCGCTTGATCTCGTCCTTGGACTCGAGCACCCGTCTGCCGTTGCTGTCGTACGAGTACGTTGGGGTAGCGAGTTCGGCCTTCAGGAACGGGTCGTTGGGGATCGAGCCGCCCTGCTCGAGCCATTCCCGCATGGTCCACCACATCTCGGTGCGCTTGTTGACGAACAGGCCGGGGTTGTTGGCCTTGCCGCCGAAGTTGATCTCGACGATCCCGTAGCCCAACTGGCGCAGCCGGTCGATCACGCCCGCCCCGCCACCCACGTCGATGAACACGCCGTCTGGGTCGCGCTCCTCGATGACGTTGGCGACACGGCCAGCCAGGCCCATGTTGTCGATCCCACGGTAGACCTGCGGCTCGAACACGACTAGCCCTTGGCGCAGCACGATCACGCTGCGGTCGTCACCGAACCGGGCAGGGTCAACGCCAACGACCAGCGGGGAGTCGATGATGTCGCCGTCTGAGTATCGGCGCCGTGCCGCAGACTCAGCGTCGGACAGCGTGATGAGCTGATCGTCGCCGGCGGCGCTGAAGTCACACAGGTACTCACGAGCGAACGCCGTTTCGGGCATGTCGCGGCGCAGGCGCTTGACCTCGTCACGGTCAATGGCGTCCGTATCATCGACGGTATAGAGGGCAGACCACCAGTCCTCGAGGCCGTTGGAGCGATAAAACAGCTCGCTGAACAGGTTGATTCCAGACGGCGTGCCGATGAACATCGCCCAGCCCTTGCGGTCGGACAGGGCAGGCTGAACGATGTCGGTCCAGACCTCGGGCTTGATCTGTGCGACCTCGTCAATCACGCAGCCGTCGAGTCGGACGCCGCGCAGGGCGTCGGGGTTGTCGCCGCCGAACAGGCGGATGGTCGCGCCGTTGTGTTTGAACACGACGGCCAGATCCACCTCGTTGATGTCGATGGCCCCAGTCGTGCGCATCGGGCGCAGCTTGTCCTTGAGACGCGCCCAAGCGATGGCCTTGGCCTGGCGCAGGAACGGTGCGATGTACACGAAGAACCCGAGCGGCTGCTTGCATTTCAGAGCCTTGTCCAGAAGCTCCATGATGGCGAGTTCCGTCTTGCCAGCACGTCGGTGCAGGGCGAGAACGGTGAACCGCTTGCGCTTCAGATGACATTCCCGCTGCCACTGGCGCGGGTTGTAGTCAAGACTTATCGGCACTTGGCACGCCCGTGATGACGGTCAGGTTCACGCCGCCGGCATGGTCCACCCCGACCTTGTCGCCGTACTTTTTGGGGTTCCACTTGGCGAGGAGCTTCAGGCGCGTCTCAACCTGGAGGCGACGCCATGCGACTTCGACCTGATCGGCTGGCTTAGTGTCGGCCAGTTCCTTGCACTCGTCGGCGATCACATCATGCCCGTCCTCACGCGCCTGCGCGATGCGTAGGTCAAACGCTGGATCCTTTGCCCTCCAGTCGTAGACCACGGTGAAATGAGGCTTGCCTTCAAGTCTGCACCATTCCCGCAGCGGCTTGCCAGCGGCCAACCATGCAACGAGTTCGTCGGCTAGGTCTTGCGGGACGGGCTCTGGCGGTCGTCCTATCTTGCTCGGCGCTTGGCCTTCGCCTTGGCCTTGTCCGCCCTGACGAACTCCTTTGCGACGCTCATAGGGACGCCGGCCTTCTTGGCGAACGACCGGGAGTGCGCTGCCGCTTGCATCAAGCGCTTCTGTGCGGGTGATTTGCTTGGCATCAGGTTTCATTCTTGTATGAAAGATGGATTTCGAGTCCAACGGATTCGGCGATGGCGATTGCGCTGGCGAGGTTGCAGCCCTTGCGCCTGATCTTGGGGGCGTCAGAAAGCAGGCACCGCACGTTGTGTGCCGCCATGCGGTCTTCGGCGTCCATGCGAACAGCCAGCGCGTTGGTGACCTGTCCGGTCTGTGCCATGTGCTCGCGCACGGCGGCCTTCCAGTCATCGAAGCTTCGTACGATCATGGCGTGATTATATCAGTCCTTGGTGCTGTTTATGCCGAAATCTTGAATCGTTGCAGCCCAGACCAGCCGGGGTGTGCCCGGCCCCATCCACCGTGCCTCGATCTCGTCGGTGACGAAGCAGCGTGCTTCGACCTGGGTCATGCCCTGATCGTCGCGTAGGCGTGCTGCGATCATGTCCGCGCTGTAAACGACCACGGGCGGCCCTGCCTCGCCGGCTCGAGGGTAGTGCACGCCGAGGATGCAGTCATCGAGGCCCGCCAGCAGCACCTGCTTCGACGACTTGCGCTTGCGTGCCATGACCGGGATTGTACGGGGCGGCGAGTCGTGCCCTCCACACGGCTGCGATGTTCCGGACGCTCTTGTCGGCGAGATCGTTGCGCACGACGGTCGCTGGGGATTGACCGCCTTCGAGGTATTCGGCGAGCCATCGTCGGTACATGGCGTCGGCATCGCCATCAGCGAGGCCGTTGGTTCGCAGTTTGGCGAGCGTGAGCTCGCGCTCCTGCTCGACCTTGGCGGTCATCACGGCAATCCCTTCGGCAATGACCTCGTCCTCGGTGACGACCCTCTGCTGTCCGTCCTCCCCCTTGACATACCAATCCCCCGCCCCCGCCCGTTCGACCCGTGTCCGCCAGGCCGGCTCGCGCATCAGCAGACGTCGCATCGCGTCTCGAGGAAGGGGGGTAGGGGGGGTTTTGATTCTCTTTGACTCTGATTCTGATTCTGACTCTGAATGGCATTGCGTGGGCAATGCTCGCGCATTGCTCGCGCAATGCGTCGGCATTGCGGGCGCAGTGCGTGCGCATGGTTCTGGGCGCTTGTGACGGGCTGCCGCAGCACGCTTCGCGTTGTTGCTAACTGCTTCTGCCTTCTCGACTTGCGTGCTACGAACGCTCTCCAACTTGGCGTTTCGGAGCCGACCGTCCTCGTCACTACGCTTGAACTTGTCTCTAATTATCAGCCAGTCACATTCCTGCATCTGCATTGCGCCCGCAATGCGTGCGCATTGCTCCATGCAGTCTGGCACGCTGCCGTTGTCCCACTGGAACACCAGCAGGCTGATGTAGATCCCGCGCTGGGCAGCCGACATGTGGCCGACCGACGCGGCCCATTCCTTCGTGTACAGGGGAAACCAATGCATGATTCTGCCTTCCGTCCGCCATGTAGCGGACAAATGAAATCCTGAGGAGACAGCGGGGAGCGAGT